ATTCGTTTACGCTCCAAGAGTTTCCCGTGCAACCTGCTTTTCGTGAGTCTTTTCCCTATCTTGCACAGATTTCGCGCAACTTTACGCGTTATCACATGAAAGGGTTGATTTATGAATATGTCAGCACTACTTCACCTTACTTAGCCGGGGGAGCAATGGGATCAGTCGTCATGGCGATGCAATATGATCCTGTTCTACCTGCATATACTTCCAAACCCCAGATGGAGAATTCAGATTTCGCCGTGTCCGCCCGTCCAGATTCAAGCATTCTGTACGGTGTTGAATGCGCAAACCAACCCGTTGGTGGTTATTATCTGCGTTCTTCGTCTAGCTTGGCCGCTCAGCCTCTCAACTTCACGGACATGGGCACCATGTACGTCGCAGTTCAGAATACTACGATCACACCCGGCACGGCGCTGGGTGAGTTGTGGGTCACCTATGACGTCGAATTTGCCATTCCCCTCATTACGCCTGCTCGGTACGGTTTTTCGAGTTTTGCCTGGAACACACAGTTGGTAGCCAGCACTAGCTCACCGTTTACCAATGCGGCTTATGTGGGGTCTGTGCTTATCGGCGATATGTCGGAGGCAAGTGTAGCTAGCGGTTCAAATTTCGCTACCTTCACGTTTCCCAACGTCAGCATAGGTGATATCATTCAGTTCACAGCCATTATGAACACTGATACGTTATCCGCGATTGCGTCGTCGGTAGGTCTCCGTTGGAGCTCACCTCAAAGGTGCGCTACCTACGGTGAATCTCTGTTGGCGTCGTCAACTCAGGCTAACGCTCCCAACGCTACGGGTCAAACCTGTCAGAAACACATCGCAGTCACGTGTGTTACTGTAACAGGATTGGCCCCCACGATCAATCTGACTGCGCCTAACATGACAACAGCAACTATTTCCAGTTGCTTTGTTTCAGCATCCATTCTCATGGGTTCTGGTGCTTCATTCTAGTACGTGATGGTTGATGCTGAGCCATTCTTACCCAAAAGCGTGAGACAACACGCAAAGTAAACCGTTGCATTAACGCAGAATGCTGATCAGTGATTCGCACTGGTTTTAAGAACAATCGAAGCCTAAAGCTCAACCGGAGAGCATAAAATTAGGGTTCCCACATCGGGTTGCTTTGAGAAATGCGTAAAATTTATCATGCGTCGTACGACGCCTTCAGCGAGAAACTTGGCATTAAATTGGTTTGCGTGCCCTTTTAAATGTCATTAGTACCTTCTGATTGTTGCCTTTGCAGGCTCGTTAAATCTCCTACCGGTGTATTAGGAGTTAGGTTGGTGTAGCCAAGGGGTTAAAACCCCAAGAACACATTTGATTGGGCTGTCCGTGGCCCTTTCATCTTAAAAGGCGGTTGCACTGTAACACAACGCGATCCAGCGCGTGTGCACAAAAATACTGAAGAGCGCAGTTCTAGCCAGACATTCTGCTCGTTAGCCGAGTACGGCTTTTTCCCTTATCAATTCGACGCCCTATCCGTTGGGCACGTAGCTTGCGATGCGTCAGAGAAAATGGTAAAGGGGGACCAAGAAGCGCGATCCGCGCGAAGACAATTAGGAGAGACGAGTAACGACTCGCATTCTGTTGATATTAGTGGTAGTACCACGAATTCATCAGGATCATCAAATCACACCAATGCGAATGACATAGCTTTGTCAGGTGGTGATTCAGCCGGATCTGAAGATCTTTTGGGATGCTTAACCAGGTTGCTTAGCAACAACGATGTTTTGACAGCATCGCTCGACACAAATACTGAGGGGAATACTGAAGTTTTGTCCCATAGCGTTCCAATTGTGACTCAGCCCGGCAGGGGGACGGTGCCCGACGCAAGTCAGGGCGCACTCCCTTTCGCAAATGGTGACCCTCTGGCTGGGTTGCCTCCTCCCCGTGGCTTGGAGAAAAAGCCGTTGGGAGTTGGTCAGTCACACGCCGGTGTGCCTGAGTCCAAGGACTCAGAGGTTGATGATTGTGTTTGTCAACCGGGCGGCGGTAAAGCGTCGTCTCCAGGTAGTGCTCTAGATGCAGCGACTTATGGCTTGTGTTATGATATTGGGAGTTTATTAACTCCCAAGTTTGACATTGAGGCTGTAGCTCGTGATCCTGAGTATCGTAGCCCTGGAGATCATGCTTTGCTGTATGCGCTATTCTGCAAGTATAGGACTGTGCGAGGAGTTGTTTTCACCCCTGATGCGTCATCTTCGGGTGTGCGGGACGACTTCTGGTTTTGGGTCCCATTGCAAGTATCGCTAGGCTTATTTGATGTTAAAGCGGTCGATATTTTGGCCGTCGCGATAGATGACAAGTCTGCTTGGAGTGGGTTGGAATCAGATGTGTGGAGCAAGGCTTATGCTCTGTTCACCTTTTTCAACGAAAACGACGATTGGTTGAGAGAACTGGATTGGTCCATTAGGGTCAAGAATTACTACATATATTGCGCATCATCTTTTCGGCTTGTCGCGCCTGATGTTTGTAGTTCTGCGCCCGTGTGCCAGGTTCTCGATGATTCCGTCGTTGACAAACCCGTTTTTCAGGTTCGCCCCCGGTCTAAAATAGTTTTGCCTACTCTTAAAGATATCCTATCCGACGTCGAGGGTCGCGTTGGAGCTTTGAGAGATTGCGCTAGTGCTTTGGCTGACGCCACGGCCTTGATTCATGATTCGAAACCTTTTGCAAGGTTGAGTTCGCGAAACAAGGTTGACCTTGACAGTGAGTCGAAAGTTCTTTTAGAATATTTTGCGACTCGTAACCCTGTCATCGATGCGTCCAAGTTTACTTGCGTTAAAGACAAGACTTTAGTTTGGAGAGTGGATAAGTTCGGCAAGTTTTGTCCTTTGCCCAAAGGTTGTTTTCAATCGTTGAGTGAGGTTCACAAGACCAAGATCGCGAAGATGCAGCAAGACGCTGTTGATGCTTTTCGACGATCGTCGGACGATGCCGCCCTTGGGGGTTCCCCAGCCGGTGTTTCTCGATCCTCCTCCGTCGGTTCAGCTGAATCCGATGGCGAGGATAGCGTTGGGAGCGAGGACTCTTTCCCAAGTTCGCAAGGTTCAAGTGACGTTAAAGTCCCTGTTTCTTCTATGGTGGTGGCTCCATCTGTGAAGAAGTTGAATCCTTTCGCGCTTTCCTCCCTTCCTCCAGGCTCGCCCGTCGAGCCGCATTCGCAGTCTTTCACAGGCAGCACACCCTTTGATTTTGATTCTAATGGTTTGGACGTTTTCTTGAGGACAGAAGACGTACCGGCGTGTTTTGAATTGATGATGAGGCGCTGTTTGCGGCCAAAGTACACTTGGCTTGGCTTGTGGAATTACTTTTTCAGCATCAGTCGGTGGAAACAGTGGTTGGTGAAGCGGTTTATGGCACAGATTAGTCTTAACAATATTGTCTTTAAGTTTTGTTATTGGCTTTATACTGGTGGCCAGTCGCCTTTCATCGCATACCATAGGTTCCGCTTGACGCCGTGCGATTTTTCCGTAGTAGAAGACTCAGAAGTTGATGAGCGTCCATACACGCACAAAAATCAAGGCATATTGGCCACATCCAGTACCGTACGCTATCGGTATAAGATGAGGCTGGTACGTGCCATGAATTGGTGTGGGCAACACTCACTTCCTGAGGATTGGGACGATTCGGGGACTGAGGACGTATTCTCAGAGTGGTTTAATTTATCTAACACCATCAACCATCAAGTGCTTAACGGCATGATGTACGGTGATGTGTGTCATACCACTCTGAGGACGAACTTGGTTAACATTCGTTCGTCTATTCCGGTGAATTTGCGCCCAGACTTGCAAGAGTACGTTGGCACAAAGCTGTTTTTGGCTTGTAAGTACTTGAGCCTCCGTTGTAGCCAGGGATTGGCCTCTAGCGCGTTGTCACTTAGAGAAGTGATAGACGGCGCTAAGAGGTCTTCCTGACTGCGACCCGCACTACGCTGGTACCCCATTTATTACGCTCCTGCAACACAAAGCGTGAAGATTGTTGATTCTTACATGACGTCGCTTAGACCCATTGTGGTTAAAAAGCGGCTGACTTACTATCAACAAACTTTGTGGACCAGCCAACATGGTGTTGGTTTCGACCTTTTGTTAGGTTGTAACGGTGAGAAGCTGGGCCACGGGAATTTCCCGTCGGCGTCAGTTCTCTGCAATTTAGAGGCGCTGTGCTTGCGCCAATTGGTTGCAGAGTCGACTGATTATTCCTGTTTAGCAGATTTTCAGGAAGTCAGCGATTATTTGGTTGGCAAGGTTATGAAAAACTTGGAGTTGTCCATGTCTGACACCGACTTTGTTTCGGGGTTTGACAAGGAGCATTTTGCCGAACTGATGTCCTCTAAGAGCGCGGCATTCATCACACAAATGTGGGATGATTTCATTGCGCACAGTGAGGGCCAGGTCGTCAAGACATTCGTCCACAATCGTCAGATTGTAAAGTACGAAGAAAGCTCTAAAGGTTTCGGCCTGACCAAATGTAGAGGGATTACTATCATGAAAGGGGAAGCATATGTTTACCTTTACAGAATTTTACAGATACAGAAGAAGATTTACGCAGACCCTTTTTTGTCCCGTTGGATGATTAAGGGTAAAACTCCAGACGAATTGATCGAGCAGCTTTCCACCATAATTGAGTGGACTCATCGCTCCCAGGACATTTCCGG